GGGGGCCGAAGGGTAGTCAGGACGTGTCCTACATCGCTGCCGCAACTGCTGCCGAACTGCGACAAAAGCTCGACATGGAGCGCGATCCGGCAGCGTTGCAGATCACGCGCGGGGCGCAGTTTTTGGGCAGGTACGACACGAGCGAGCAGGCGAAAGCGGCGTGTGAGGCGTTCGCGGCGGCCAGCCAGCCGGTACAGGAGTCGCTGTTGTGAGCTACGCGGAACTGATCGACTCGCGCCGGCACTTCGGCGGCGCATCCGGATTCGAGCCGCTGTGGCTGCCGGATTTCCTCTACCCGTTCCAGCGCGACCTGACCGAGTGGGGCATCCGGCAGGGTCGCGGCGCCCTGTTCGCGGACTGCGGGCTCGGCAAGACGCCGATGGAACTGGTATGGGCGGCGAACGTCGCGCGCAAGACGAACGGTCGCGTTCTGATCCTCACCCCGCTCGCCGTTGCGGCGCAGACCGCGCGCGAGGCAAAGAAGTTTGGGATCGAGGTCATCGTTTCGCGCGACGGCAATCTAGGGCGCGGGCAAATCATCGTCACGAACTACGAGCAGCTCGAGCGATTCAAGCCGTCCGATTTCGTCGGCTGCGTGTGCGACGAGTCGAGCATCCTGAAGAATTTCAGCGGTGCGCGGCGCAACGAGATCACCCGCTTTATGCGCAAAATGCAGTACCGACTGCTCGCGACCGCGACCGCCGCGCCGAACGACTACATCGAGCTGGGTACGTCATCCCAGGCGCTGGGCTATCTCGGCCACTCCGACATGCTGCAAAGGTTCTTCGTCAACGACCAGAACACGCTTGCACTCGGCGCCGGTTCGCGTCACGGCAAAGGCGGCGCGCGCTTCGGTGGCGCGACGAAATTCCGATTTAAGGGCCATGCGGAACTGATGTTCTGGCGCTGGGTTTGCTCATGGGCGCGCGCGCTGAGATCGCCGCAGGACATGGGCTATGCGGATGACCGCTTCGACCTGCCCGCGCTCATCGAACAGGAACACATGGTCGACATGAACAAGCCGCGCGATGGAATGCTGTTCGCGCTGCCGGCTTTCGGCCTGCGAGAGCAGCGCGAGGAACGCCGCATGTCCATCGAGGACCGCTGCGCGCGCGTGGCCGAATTGGTCGCGCACGATCGGCCGGCGCTGGTCTGGTGTCACCTCAACGCCGAGGGCGACCTGCTCGAAAAGATGATCCCGGATGCGGTGCAGGTCTACGGCTCGCAGGCGCCCGAGGAAAAGGAAGCGCGCTTGCTTGGCTTCGCATCCGGCGATTATCGCGTGCTGATCACGAAGCCAAAGATCGGCGCGTGGGGACTGAACTACCAGCATTGCGCGCACGTCGTCACGTTCCCATCGCACAGCTTCGAGCAGCACTACCAGTCCATCCGCCGCTGCTGGCGGTTCGGGCAAGCGCGCCCGGTGCACGTCGATATCGTTACCACGGAGGGCGAGGTCGGCGTGCTGAAAAACCTGCAACGCAAGGCCGCACAAGCGTCGCGCATGTTCGATCAGTTGATCGAGGAAATGCACCGCGCCGAATCAATCACGATCACCGACAACCACAAGAAAATAATGGAGGTGCCCGCGTGGCTATCATCGACCAGTTCCTGACAGACAAGTACGCGCTCTATCAAGCGGACTGCATGGAGGTGATGCAGGACATGCCGGATGCGTCGGTACATCTGTCGGTCTACTCGCCGCCGTTTTGTGGTCTGTACCACTACAGTTCCGACGTACGCGACCTGTCGAACGCGGCCGATTACGGAGATTTCTTCGCGCAGTACGAGATGATTATCGAGCAGCTCGCGCGCATCACGTTACCGGGCCGTATGACCGCCGTGCACTGCATGGACGTGCCCACGTCTAACTCCGGCAACGATGCGCTGATCGACTTCCCCGGCGATATCATCCGCGCGCACGAGCGGCACGGCTGGCGCTACTGCGCGCGCTACGCGGTGTGGAAAGATCCGTGGAAAGTGCGGATGCGCACGATGCAGAAGAACCTTGCGCATCGCTCGCTCACCGAGGATTCATCACAGTGCGGCAACGCGGCGGCGGATTACCTGCTCGTGTTCCGGCGCAAGGGCGAGAACAAGATCCCGATCCTGCACCCCGTCGGGCTGCTCGAATACGCGGGCGCACGCAAACCGCCCGCCGAACTGTTGCAGTACCGCGGCTGGCAGGGCAAGCAGACCGAGAACAGCTACAGCCACTGGATCTGGCGCCAGTACGCAAGCGTGTTTTGGGACGATGTGCGACTGGAGCGCGTGTTGCCGTTCGAGGCATCGCGCGATCAGGAGGACGAGCGCCACGTCCACCCGCTGCAACTCGACGTGATCGAGCGCATCGTGACGCTGTGGAGCAATCCAGGCGAGGTGGTTCTTACCCCGTTTCTCGGTGTCGGATCCGAGACGTACGTTGCGGTGCTGCTCGGGCGATTCGGTGTCGGCGCGGAACTCAAGGCGAGCTATTTCCGGCAGGCCGTGCAGAACATGGCGATTGCAGGGCGAGGCGAGCGGTACGGCGAGAACAACTACGAACTGGACCTGGACGGCGGCGTGGACGTTGACCGGCCGACCGCCACACGGCTGGCGCCACACGCGAAGCGCAACACATGGGTCAAGAGCGCGTAGCAATGACCCTCCGCGTGCGCAACTGGCGCAAGTTCCAGCACTTCAAAGATCGTCGCCCGCCGTGGGTGAAGTTGTACCGCGATCTGCTCGATGACAAGCACTGGTTTGCCCTCGATGGAGACGCCGCCAAGACCCTCGTCGCGCTCTGGCTTCTCGCCGCCGAGGATCCGGAGCAAAACGGCGCGCTCCCGGACGTTGAAACGATCGCTTTTCGACTGCGTTTGACCGAAAGCAAAGCAAAACAGGCACTTACCAAGCTTTCGAACTGGCTGATACAAGACGATATCGAGTCGATATCAGAACGATATCAAGTTGGACCCCCAGAGACAGAGACAGAGACAGAGACAGAGACAGAGACAGAGACAGAGACAGAGACAGAGACAGAGACAGACCGCGATATCGGAAATTGCGCGTTCGCTAAGGCATGGATCGCTTACCCCAAACGCGCCGGCGGCAACCCGAAGGCGCGAGCGCTGAAAGCCTGGCAGGCACGCCTCGCCGCTGGCGTCGATCCCGCCGACATGCTCGCCGGCGTCGAGCGCTACGCCGCGTTCTGCGAGGCCACGGACAAAAACGGCACCGAGTACGTCAAGCAGGCGGCGACGTTCTTTGGGCCTGACGAAGCATTCTTGGAATCATGGCAACCGCCACGGGGAGGAAACGGTGCAGCAGGTAAAGCACATAGCGACGGGCCTCGTCCGTCAGCAGTCGAGCGAGTTGAGCGCGCCACGCGTTCAGGCGGCAGAACATTCGACGCCGAGTCGTGATGATCTCGACGAACTGTGGCGGCGCATGGCGCGCATGTACGGGCACAAGTGGGTGTCGTCCTACGGCGATCGTGACGACGGCACTTGGCGCGCCGGACTGCGCGGGCTGGCTCGCGAACAGATCGTCAGGGGGTTGCGACGTTGCGCTGATTCTGGCGATCCGTGGCCGCCTTCACTGCCGGAATTCCGCGCGTTGTGCACCAAGACGGAGGCCGCGGAAGCTCGCGAGTTTCTGGCGCTGCCCGAGCCAGATAGCGTGCGTGAAGCGCGCAGACAGCGGGCGCGTGAATGGTTCGCGCAGATGCGGCGTGACGGGATCATTCGCCCGCGGGCCGCGACGGAGTGATGCCGCATGAAACCCACCTGCCACTCCACCAACTGCACCCGCCCCACGCACGCCCTGGGCCTGTGCCGCATGCACTACATGCGCAAGCAGCGGCACCGCGCCAAGACCTACGCCTACCCCACCCGCGACGATCTGGCGCTGCTGCGGGGCTGGACGCGGGCGGTGCAGGGTGGCGCGACGTGAGCAGCCCCCTACCCACCGAGCACGACGAGCAATGCACTGTCGTGCAATGGGCGGCGCTACAGGCGAAGCGATATCCCGCGCTTGCACTGCTGCTGGCCGTGCCCAACGGCGGCATGCGGACCAAGCGCACAGCGGGCAGGCTCAAGGCCGAGGGCGTGCGGCCGGGAGTGCCTG